GAGAATGTTTTCTTTCCGTAAAAGAAGCAATTGCGTAAAACATCGTTACAATTGTCTTCAGTTGCTGATTCTTCATCAGCGCATCGTCGTATCCAGTTTGATACTTCAATCATTTGTGGCAAATCAAACAGAGCTACATATTCTCCAGAAAGAAGTCCGGTTGTGCATTTAAGGAATTGACATTCCGAAAAATTTTTGTATGGTAATACTGCACTTCCGTCCTTCGTTGGTGGTGTGAAGATTATGTCATACTCTGCAAGAAATTCAGCATACAAGACTCCATTAAAGTAGTCTTTGCATGCATCAGATAAAGTTAGAAAAAGATCGTCTCCTCCAAATTTATCTCTCACATTCTGATTAAAGTGGTAAAGGTCATTTGCGGGCGCAGATAATATGATTATCCAGCCTGTCCTGACATATATTGCATTGACTAAACAATTCAATACGAATGTCAGAAAATCTCCTGATGGCATAACTCCTGGTATTATGATTATAATATTTCTCCCATGTATTCTTACTCTAATATGAGCAAAAATACAAAAGTGAAGCAAAATTCTCCTAATATCAGATTCTATGCTGCCGGCATCTTGGTAAAAATCGTCAAGTATGTCGGCACATTCCATTGCTACTCCCGCCTTAAGATGTTTGTCCCATCCCTCGTAATCGCCGTCCAATCCGTTTTCTCCTACTTCAAGAAGATAGTATATCATATCACCCCACTCACGTGAGGCTCTATTCAATCCACTCGTCGAAAAATGTCTATGTCTCGTTCTTTTGAAAAATTCACAAAATCCTCCGAAATATTTCTTCTTATAGTAAAAGTCCAGTAATGAACCAGCACAAAATATCCTCGTTTTCCCTAAATCCGCTTTCGCAATCGGTCTTCTCTCATCTTTCAATGTAGCTATATAGGGGTCGCAAGGTATAATGTTCTGATCCAACATTTCCTTCCATCGGTCCAATTCCTGTCTCAAAAATACATTTGGTGTTCTGTTTCCTGGTTCTCCGTCAAATAATTTTGACTTAGCTCCATGATACTGACTGTATAATGAGAAAGGGTACCCCGATGAAGTGGAAAAATCCATTGATTCAATCCGTCCAGTCATTCCATTTATTACTTCAGCCTCAGTTAAGGGTCGTCGCAAATCCATGTCAGAATATGATTTCGCCAACAATTCAATTACTCCTTGCGTCGCTGCTTTCACAGCTTCACTTGGAAACTGTTTTGTTGAGACTCCATATCCCTTAAGTCCTCGTTCCATTGGATCAACACCGGATGGTGTCACTCCAAGATATGCAGGTTTAGTTATAGGCTCCTGCAATAAGCCTTGTATCTTCGATGGTTTCAATTCCGTATCCGTTGGTGCAAAAATAGATCGTCGCGATGAAGCAACGTACATACATTTATTTGGTCCTGCTAGGTCATCCTCGTGCACTGTTTCGTGCACAAAGTCGTCACTAAGTGAAATTAATCCCTTAGGCAGATAAGATTTGAGCTCAGACAATACTATTGGTATTGCCAAGCTCAACATCTCATCTCTAACACTTCCTGTACTATGTATTCCTATAATCTTTAGATTTCCATTTGTCATTGCTAACAATGGGGATCCGCACATTCCTTTTTCATGTTCGCATTCGTATCCAATACTCTCATAAACAAAACTCTTATTCTTTCCTTGTGAAGTTATTCTATCCTTATATAAATTCACATTTCTTATCATTAAATTCATGTCATGAGTATACTGTATACTATATCCTTTATCCAATTTCCCTACGTCATCCGTCATATACTTCAGAAGAGATGGAAATGATTGTACCGATTTTGGTAGCACAATCATTGCCAAATCAACTTTCTCGTCTTCAAATGGTATTATCTTCATATCGGTACGCAAAATTTCGTACATCGTCTCACTAGCTCTAGAAGAGCTAATGGTCATTGATGTCCAATCTGATGCATATCTTTTGTCAACCACATGCTTGTTTAAGAGTAACACGTTTCCGTGCACAAATAAACCATGTGTAATGTGTGGTCCACACACAAGTCTAACAAAATTTTTCGCTACTTTCGATAATACTACTGAATCCAGAGATTCATGTTTCGATCTGAAAATGGATCTAGGTTGCACCGTCTTTTGGTTGGGCTTCCTAACTCCATTTTCTCCTGATTCATGAGCTTTCTCATTTCTCTTCTCCATAACATATTTCGTTCCAAACCATCCTAGAATAAAGCCAGCTAATGTTGCCAAAAGCTTAGCTCCATCTAGAATTTCTTTCTCATGCCTATCAAGCCATGTTGTTGCTCGTCCCCAAAGGCTATCGTCGTTCCGGGGACTACTCCAAACAACATCATTTCTCACTCCAATATTCTTTTCTCCAAACTGTCCAACCAGATTGACACTATCCCTTCCGGGAATGTGATCAATCTTGCTAAACAAATCCTTTGTCTTATCAATTGGGGCTGAAAATCCGTTATCATTCTCATCATCCGTAGTGTCATTTTTCCTAGAGTCATAATTCGCTGCGTACTCGATCCTGTCCATGTTGTTTATACTGAACATCTCGTGTGCTGTTTCAATCCGTGTCCGTGGTCTGTATTTGTCTCTGCAGTTTGCTCCTATTGCTGGTGCTCCCAGCAACGTTTGCATATCTGCATAAACGTCTCTTTGTTCCGTAAAATGTTCCTCATAGCTACGCGTTACCGCGTCTCTAAGCTGAACAAGTGTCATATTGTCCTGTATCGTCTCTTCATTCAATTGTGGTCTTCCTCCCTGATTTGTAACTGTTCTCTTCGTAATCTTAAATCCTGCAAAGTCTGCTTCATTTCTGAAGTTTCCTTGCCAAGTTACATTATATTTCATTCGTCTCAACAACGCCGTATTATCGGCTATCGTCTTACAATGTGGAAATTCTAAAAAGTTGGTACAAATTAGAACTATGGGCGAGTCAAACTCGAGCCCTTTGTGTGGTATATCCGCAAATGGTGGTACATATGTTGCTGATGAAGCAATTGAAATAAGTTCCGTCACTGCTGGGTCATCGATCATGTGTCCAAAGTCATCAAAACAAAATATATCATGTTTCTGGGGGTCATATCCATCATAGTGCGCACATCCTGACGTGCGTACATACATTTTGTTCTTGACTTTAGATATCGAATTGTCTACAATTCCGGTAAATAAAGCTGGTCCTAGTGTTGTCTTTCCTGTTCCTGGTGGTCCGTATATACTCAGCACGAATGGTGCTGGTCGTGTTCCGTTCTTCTGTGGTGAAATAACATCCTTTGCTACTCGCATTAGATGTTCCATTGCTTGCGCAATGCGTGGGTTGGGTGCAAATTGATCATTTACATAATCACTGGCTTGTGAATAAGTAAGTTTGAATTTCTCAAATTCTGAATGATTTCCTATCTTAAAAAGTTCTTTATAAGATAGCCTCAATCGTGCCAATGGTCCTGTACCTGCTAAGTACTCATGTCCGAATCTCTTGAATGGATCAGATGCTGCAAATAGCCTTTTAAGCCAATGCGGCAAATATCCAAACATCTTCTCTGCCAATTCTCCTACATTTTTCCACATTCCACAAGACGCGTTAAACGCTTGTATGAATGTTATAAATGTAAAAGCTCCGTACTCTTCTTCCGATTCCTCAATCTCTTCTCTCTCTCTACTAAGTCTTCTCTTTGCTTTCTCTTTCACTTCTTCAAATTTCTTGGTAAAACCAAGAACTTGTGAAATTAAGTGAGCGATTCCGCAGAGGTCAAACAAAGCAGTTAAAGCTGCAATCCTTTCCAACTTACTCTCAGTCATTATCAATCTGTAGAAAATGAATCCTACAGTCAACCATGACTTACAAATCATCTTGTCAATTACCTCAAACGCCTCTATAGCGATCTCAGCAATGTCAAGAAAAACTTTCTTTGCTTTCAATGATTTTATAAAAGCAAGAGCCTTATCCAAAAAGTTTCGTACAAGTCCCTTAACGGGATCTGCGTCATCACTTTTCTTCTTCGGCTCCAAGTTCTTCCTAACTTGCTGAATTCGTTCCGTAACATCACGTGCAAACACTTTCGTGTTTACCGCGTGAGTCGGTAATATCCTAATCAATCCTGGTTCCTCAGATACCGTAGGCATGTCCGCTTTACTGGATTCATGCTCTGCAATAACTGTTTTCCTATTCCTAAGTGTGTCATAAAATTTCTTCCTAGACGTGCGATTAGTTCGCACGTTTCTAGAAAGAAAAGTTTCAAAGTCCGTTCGTTGTCCTCCAGCTACGTTTGCGTAGCTCTTTGCTGTTGTAACAGCAGCATCAGAAGTAAAAGTATTGATACGTTTGCTCACTGCTCGCGCAGGTAGCTCGTTATAATACTCATATCTCTGGTTCTCAAATGTATAAAATGTTCTTATACATTGTGGGCATAACCATGCCTCATATGGGTAAGCATTCTTTGAATTAACTTCAAAGAGTTCCTTACTATGACAATTTGTACAGACACCTGACGGGTATCTGTGTTCTCGACCAATTGTCTCTAAATCGTGTGTACATTCTGGTTGAATGTACGATGGCACTTTCGTGCCATCCTTCAATGTGTTTGATATTATCTTATACATCGGGTATGCTTTACCACAAGAACACTTATGTGCCTTGTTGTAAACATACATTCGCTCATGTATGGTGAGCTTCCCATCATGCAATCTCAAAATATCTGGAATACTTTGTGGTATTCTATTATATTCTAAATATTTCTCAGCTTGCTTGATCATACGTTGTTGTATGAACTTCTGTGCAGCATCCCGTTTGCTAAAGATATTACGCTTAGCGTTTCGTTGTAATGCTTGCTCCTTAATCTCCATCGTGTCTTTACTCTTTGCTATATGCACAGCAGTATTGTAAACTTTTCTATCCTTATGGATAGATTGGTCTACATTACTACCGGTTGAAGGTAAAAA